CCTGTAATTTCAAAACCCATACGAGGTAAAGATGTTGCAAATTCTCTACTATTTAAATTTGCTTGTTGATCTAATCTCACCATAAATTTTTCTTTAGGTGCATATGCAAGAGGTACTTTTATTCTAGCAGTTACACCACCAGTTTTATTTGTTCTTTGAATAACTATATTATTAAACACTTGTCCAAATGCGATAATAAGTTTTCTTAAACTTTGATTATAAAATCTATTACCTAACATTAATTATCCTCATCTCCAAATGGATTTCTTTCAGTAAAGTCTAATATATCATCTAATGCTGATGATGTATCAAATCCTGCTTCGGTATCTAAATCTGTATTAGAAGCATAAGATGATTGAGTTTGTATTGCTGATTCAGTAAAGTCTTCATTCATTAAAAATTGTGGTTCACCTGTTGATAAATCTTGTTCTAATCTTATTGATCCTTCACCATCTAAAGCAGCCTGACCAGTTTCTAAACTAAATTTGTAATTTAATTGATCTAATGTATATTTGTCTTCAGCACTATCTATTGCCTCTAAACCTGTATCTAGTTTTTCACTAGAGTATTCCCAACGAGTCACTCTTAATTTGTAAACTGGTAATTGACCTAATGCAAAGAAAGGTTCCTGATCTTCAACAAATTGAATCTCAAAAAATGAGTTCATTAACGGATAGTAAATTATATCACCTTCGTTAGGTCTACCTGTGGCAATTAAACTATCTTTTAATCCCACGTGGTAATCCCACGCTCTTTTAGATACCATAAATGTAGTATCTTCTCTAATCTCTAAACCAAATTTTGAAACTATTTCTTGTTGACCTGCAAAACCTTCAGTTGATTCAACATACATTTCAACCATCCAAGAGTCATCAAACCTAGAAGTTGTATCTTCTCCTAGAATTAAATCTCTATTGACTAGTGTTCTCGGTAGGTAATAAACATCGTGGCCGTAAATTTTAAGACCCTCTACAATTAAATCTTCGTAAAGTCTTTTCTCATTTTGATTACCAATACCGTTGCCACCTTGAAAGTAATGATTAACTGGCATAGTATTATCCTATCATAAAGGCTGGGTTTAATTCGTAAGTAGTTCTTATTTCTGTTTCTAATTTTTCTATATCAGCACACGCTTCAGAATATATTTGTTGTCCGTTTAAAGTTACGCCACCAACCATTGCAACTCCATTGAATTTAGATAAGTTAGCACCCCATTGTTTTTTAAATAAAGCAGTTACATATCTTTTTAAATATATGTCATTAAAAATATCTGTATAAGTGTTAGGGTCTAATCTTCTATAACATTCTATTACTAACCATTCATCTTCTTCTAAATCATTTTTCCAATCCATATCAATATATAATCTATTGTCGTGTTGATTAAATCTCATAGGTTTTTCACCAACAAGTATATGATCTAAAAAATCTAAATGTCTTAATACAACTTCATAGTTAACCATAGAAGTAGAAGAAAAATCATATAAGTCGTTTAATCTCATTTGATACCTAACATCAAATAGATTCATAGTACCTTTATTTGAAAATGGAAATATATTAATTACAGATAAAACGGTTTCAGGAACTACAAGATAATTTTTATCTTCGTACCAAGTTGTTGAAACACTTGAGTCTTTTAAATCTGTCTTTGATTCACTTTCCTGATTTAAACCTGATAAACGAGTTTTATCAGCAGCAGTTAATTTGTATTTTAGATATGTTCTTCTAATACCATCAGAATGAAATTGCTGAAAATATTGTACTGCTTCATCTATTCTATCTTCTAATTGGTCGTCATCTACATTTATTTCAATGACTGGTTTACCCAATGCTCTTAATGAATATTGCTTTAATGTTTCTCTAGTTGCTGGTACTGCCATAAAAATCCTTATCTTTTATACTATTTATAAGATTTATTTAATGGTAGGAAAGAGATTATCAGCACAAAACAACTTAATATCTTCTTCAGGTAAACCTAGTGATTGCATAGTTTTAGGGGTATGAGGATTCTTTTGTTGATTTTCACAATAGAAATTTTGTGCTCTTATGACATCTTCCTCGCTAGAATCACTATTATAATGTCCTATTTTATCAATATATGCGTTTAAATTAGATAATGCTAAAGTACAAATTTGTTCTAACTCTCTCTCTTCCCTTACATTCCCAGCGGCAATCATACCTTCACTAAAAATTGCTTTTGCCCAATCAGGTAATTCTCTTACTTTTGATGGTTTAAACCATTTATTTTCTTCTATAAACCATCTTGTTAATGGGTGTTCTTTCTTTAGTAATGGAGAAAAATCGTGGAATGCACCTGTAATTTTACTCTTACCTGCTATAATATCAAAACCGTAAATAGGTCCGCCATTTTTCTTCATAGGAAATAAACAGATATGTGCCATCCATAATCCTTTTGTTTCTCTAGCGTCAACTACATCCACGTGGGCTCGTCTAATACTCATATTAGACCAAGTACGATTTGTCCAACCAGGTTTATTAAATCTATCCATACCTGGTTCTTTATATTCAATTAAATGTTTATCTAATACTTCTATGATTTCTTTTTCTAATTTAATTAATCTTTCCCAAATCATTAATCTTTTCTTTCCAAATAATAATAATTACATCCTTGACCGTGCATACCATAGTTAGGATCAAATTTTACATTCTTAACATCAAAATAATCTAAAACACTATTACAAAATCCTGCTAAACTATATCCAAATACAAGCATAGTTCCTTCTTCATTTACAGAAAAAATAGGATTAGGTGTATAGTCATCTTTATTAAAAACTCTAATAAACATTTTTCCAGAAGATTTTAATATTCTATGATACTCTTTTATAATTGATATAGCATTTTCTGGATAATTCACGTGAAAAGCACCAGCGTCTATAAGAATATCAAAACTATTTGATTCAATCTTATCTAATTTACTTATATCTCCGACAAGAAATTTTCCTTTTGGTAAACGCTTTTGTGTTCTTTCTATAACCGTTTTTGAAAAATCTACGCCTGTTACCTCAAAACCTTCATTTATAAGATATTCAGAATTTCTACCATCAGCACATCCACAATCTAAAACTTTTAGATTTTTTTCAAAATTATAATACTCTATAAAATCAACAATATGGTCATCTTGTTTTTTTCGCTCTGCGTTAGGATTTTTAAAATCCCAAGGTCCACCAGTCGGATGTTGTTGAAAAAAAATATCCCATTCTTCAGATAAGTCTTTCACTAATCTTTACCTTCAATACTTGTTCCTTTAAAAGGATCATTTTCTGTATCTCTATTATCTTCATCAAAGACTTCATCTGTTAATACTAAAGGTTTACCAATTTCGTTCATTTCTTTGAATAGATTTGTAGCAGATTCAAAACAATAAGTTACTTCAGCCATAACATTAATTTGATAAGTGTTTAAGTATTGATTTATGATTTCTTTAACTATTCTTTTGTACTCTTGTCCTTTACCTAAAAAATCATAAAATCTTTTTACAGGTACTTTTTTAGAAATCATTTGACCACCAGATAGATCACCTAAATGTCTAACATAAATGTGTCCATATAGTTTTTCAGGATCGTCTTGTATAGTTTCAATATGTTCTACATATCGTTTTGTACTATCAGTTATTCTAGGTGGGTTTGATATATCAGGCCACAACTTCTTATAATCTCTATGGATATTTTCTGCTCGTTGTAAACCAGGTGTTTGTCTAAACAAATCGTTTGCCATTCCATACTTCTCTAGTACAGAATAGCATTGTAATTGATTATACAAGTATATAGCGTACAATTCAGGACGAATCGTACCACTCATTAGAGTTTTTACAAACTCTTGTCGTTCAGCGTTTTGATGAATCTCTTTTGTAAGCTCTTTGATGTCATATGCCATAATATAAACCAGTAATGTAAAAGTTAATTAACTTTTAATACTATGCGTCAGCAGCGTCTAAAGCGATTTGAGCAGCCTTAGCAGCGTTGTTATCAGCAGTTACAGCATCGTCAATTGCTTTTACTTTATCAGCCTGAGCGTCTGTTTCATTTTTGCCATCTGCAAATACATCAACAGAATTTGTAGAGAAATTGTAAGTCATTCTCCACGATTCAGTATTGTCAGGAGCATTCGTAGCCTTTACTGCAACGCCTCTTGCTACTGCGTCATCGCCAGCATCCGCTTTGTCAGTAAATGGTTCACCTGTTCCCACTTTAAAATAATATGTTGCCATTTTTTTGTTTCTCCTAATTAATAGTTGTTATTAAGCTGAGTCTGCACCAGAATCACCTTTACCACCGTACATACTATCCGTATTACCGTAGTTACCCCACCAGTCAATTTGACACATTAAAGGGTAAACAGTAGAATAGAATCCACCGTGTAGGTAGTTGTAAGATGAAGATAATCCGTAGTTACCTGATTTGTTTGTAACTGTTGTCGTATATTGGAAACCGTTACTATCAGGATTACTGTTGTCCGAGTTATCGTGTCCGTAGAAAACTCTAGTATCAACTGTGTGATCTGAGTCTTTAGGATCAAATGACCAACAATATGTTCTCCAAGATTCACCATCTGTGTTATCAGAATAGCCACCGTGGAATCCAGTTTTACCCCAAGCCATATAAGGATTAGCACGACTTGATTTAGTCTGGTTAATACTTATGTGTTTTCTAGGATTTTCTAAACTCATACACCAACCGTCAATACCAACTCCGTAGTAGTAGTAAGAACGATAAATCATTCCCCAAGTACCATCCCAAGTTGTATTAAATTTAGTGTAGTATTGAGAATCTTGTTCAGCACT